AAGCTTAAAGAAAAAAACTTGGAAAAATATTGCTCTCGGGCAAGATAGCATGGGTTGAAAAAGCCCTAGAAGCCTTCGCGTTTACGCGAGGGAGTTGTCACTCCCCGCTTAGTTTCTTACATAAATAATATCCAGCAACCCCGAGACCAACCAAGAAAATCAGAGCTGCAATCCCTAAACCTACCATACATCCTCCAAAGGATCTTTTTTTGGAAACAATCTACCGCACATCATAGAGCTAAACTTTTTCCTGGGCTTTTTTTTTAGCCAATGCGCGTTAGCTTCCTTAATCACAGAGGATTCGGGCCTAGGATTTCTTCTTTCTTGCTTTTTCACGATTTGATATCTTTACCGTAGCTCAGGGTCTTTTGCTGCCCTAGAAAGACAGTCTTTCTGGGGCTTTTTTTTACTCCTGAAAAGCATCTATCTGCTTCAGCTTAATCTTATTGATCTTCTTTCCTACCTGCATCTCAAATTTCTTGATCTCGTCCAGCTCTCTTTTAACCGCTACTCTCATCGTCCACCAATCCACCTCGCAATTGGTAGCCAAACATATCTTCTTAGCCAGCTGGAAAGTACATCCTTTACCCCTAATAATCTGACAGATATGAGACCTTGAGACTCCAATTCTGTCTGCAAAGACGCCCTGAGGAATGTTATTTTTCACTAGCCACAACTTAAGATTCACAAAAAAACCTCATTTTTATGTTTATCTAAATGTACACAAACGTTACATTTAAGAAAATGAGAAAGTGGACCGCATGGACTACCAAAAGAAAGTGGATCAAATGAAATGTTTGATCATGGACTTGAAGATTGTGGAGAAGTATCTGGTAACTGACGAAGACGATGTCTCTGTAAAGATGGCTAGTGTTCGAAAGTGGATGCTGATTTGGGAAAAGATCTTCGAGTCTAACGACGCAAAAGAAAAAACGAGGGAATTGGGAAATGAGAACATCAGAGAATATTAATGAGTTAGCTAAGGCAATGGCCGTAGCTCAAGGTGAGATGAAACCCGCTGTGGAATCTGCCAAGAATACGCACTTTAAAAAGTCGTACAGCACGATCAATGACATCATAGATTGCACTAGAGAGCCTCTCAGCAAAAACGGTCTCTCTGTTTGGCAAAACGTAACCGTTGACCAGCATGGGGTAAGTATCACAACAAGAGTTGCGCATGAAAGCGGCCAGTGGATGGAGTTTGGCCCTTTATCAATGCCATTGGCTACTCCAACCCCTCAATCAATAGGCTCTGTAATCACCTATGGCAAGCGTTATGCTCTATGCGCAGCTTTAGGAGTTTCTACCGGCGAAAAAGATGATGACGCAGAAGAAGCTGAGCAGCCTTTTAGAGCACAACAGGCGGCTAAGAGCTCTGCTAAACCTCAAGAGGAAGCTAAAGTTTTGATGATCTCTGCGATTCAGGCTAATACCCTAGAATCCATGGTCAGAAAGGATGATTCTGAATATCTAAAGAGATTGCTGATCCATTTCAAGATCCCCTCTTTTAGAGAACTGCCAGCCGATAAGTACGAATCGGCTAGGGTTGCTATCGAGAAGCATAATAGGGCTCTGGTTGAAGAAGAGATGGCTAAGAAGCCAGAAGAAGAATTGCCATTTTAAAGGAAGATACATGGGTAAGATCAAAAAGTGGATCAAAGTTTCTGATGAAACTCTTCCTCCTCAAGGATTGAAAGTGCTTTGTTTTAGGAAAGGAGATTGTTGGGTAGCTCAGAGATTTAATAAATATTGGATTCCTATGCCGTATACAGATTCTAAATATGCAAACGCGAATCCTCCGGAGTTTTTTAAGTATATAGATTTTCCAGGAGAATATACGGGAGAAATGAAGGTACTTAGTCAGATAGATAAAAAAATTCTATCTATGGACGAATATGAAAAAGAGAATCCGAAAGGATTTAAAGAATTGTACATGTCACTTATTAAAAACTTTGAATAGATTTGTATTTAAAATTAAAGGAGAAAAACAATGGAAAATTTACCTTACGTGATTATTAGAACCTATTCCGCTGGCGTATTTGCTGGAAACCTGAAATCCAGAAAAGACAAAGAGGTGGAGCTTTTGAATGCTAGGAGAATTTGGTATTGGGAGGGTGCTGCGTCTTTGAGTCAGTTGGCTCAAGAGGGGACATCTAAGCCAAACGAGTGCAAATTCCCTTGCGAGGTAGACCGCATCATACTTACTGAGGCGGTAGAGATTATCGATTGTACCGAAAAATCTGAAAAATCTATTAAGTCGGTTCCTGTATGGAAGGCTTAATCTCTGGCTCTGGCTCTGGCTATGGCTATGGCTATGGCTCTGGCTCTGGCTATGGCTGTGGCTCTGGCTATGGCTATGGCTATGGCTCTGGCTATGGCTCTGGCTATGGCTATGGCTATGGCTATGGCTGTGGCTATGGCTATGGCTATGGCTGTGGATATGGCTATGGCTATGGCTATGGCGATGGCTCTGGCTCTGGCGATGGCTATGGCTATGGCTCTGGATCTGCCTATGGCTCTGGCTCTGGCTCATGCGATGGCTAAGATCATCGACTTGCAGCAAAATACACCCGAGTGGCACGAATGGAGACATTACAAGATAGGGGGTAGTGATTCTGCCTCCTGTTGCGGGATGAACAAGTTTTGCACTCCATTACAGCTCTACCACAGAACATTGGAGAAGCAAGAGAGATTGATTACCCCAAGAATGGCTAGAGGTTCTGCTCTTGAGCAGAAAGCAAGGGAGTGGGTAGCTAAAGAAACAGGAACGGTATATGAGCCTATATGCATGGAACACGAGGAGATTGATTATATGATCGCGAGCTTAGATGGTTGGAATGCAGAAGCGCCAATCAAGATGATCGAAATCAAGTGCACTAACGAGTTTAACCACAACTTGGCTAAACAAGGTGAAGTGCCAGCCTATTATTATCCTCAATGCCAACACAATATGGTTGTCAGCGATATAGATTCCATGTTCTACGTTTCTTTCGATGGAGAGAATGGGGTCATCGTGCATGTGCATAGAGATGAAAAGTTTGTTAAGTTCATGCTCGAAGCTGAGAAAAAGTTTTACAAATGTTTAGTGGATTTGATTCCACCTGAAGGATAGTCATGTTATTAGAAGATCGACACAAATACACAATCAGTTGCACAAATCAATCCAAATGCGCTGTCACATCTTACGAGGGCAGCGTCCATGGAGTTGTAAAACATACTAGAAGATTTGCTAGAGAATTAGGATTCACTAGTCCAACTCATAAGATCAAGATCACTCGCAGAACAGACGACATGTACGCTGTCTTTTCTTACCAAAAGATCTCAGCAAAGAACGTAGATCGCTTGATCCCTAGGAAAGGGACATTTGACTATTGCCTTAAGGAATCGACACATCACAAGAACATGTTGAAATATTAGAATATTTTCGACACAAAGAGAATCATATGCTCGAAGAGTTTCCATGTCTACAAGTGAAAACTTGTAACAAATGTGGTGAAACTAAGAATTCTACTATCTATTTCAAAGCAGGAAAGTCTAAGACTTGCAAGGATTGCTTTAGAGCAGCTAATCACAAGAGGAAGAAAATCCTTTGGCAAGATATTCGGGATAAGTGGAATCACAGGAAGTTTTCTAATCTAAAGAGAGGCGGCAATGATAGTTAGTGCAACTGCTACTAGCAATAGCACTATGAGTCTACGACGGTACTTAGGATCGACTTCACAAGACATATTCTAAAACTATACAGATTAGGCAAAGAATCCAAACGATATTTCCTATCTTCTCTTCATTCATCCATTTGACGAGGTGGAAACCCAGTCCTTTAGGGCTGGGAGGAAACCTCGCTCCTCTTTGTATTGCTTTAATTCCTTTTGTGGTGAATAGTATTCTACATGGAAACACGAACCATATGTTGCAAGCTTCTTACAACGCCCACTATTGCAGACGCTCTTAAAGAAACAAGCGAGCGTTTTTCTGATGCGTGCAACCATATTCTTAAAAGAGCTATCGAAGAGAAAACGCACAATGCTATTAAACTGCATAAGCTTTGCTATGCAGAAGTTCGTGAATTGTTTGGCCTTTCGGCTAATCTTTCTGTCAGAGCAATCCGCCGTGTTGTCTCTTGCATGACAAAATTGAAAGGGAAGCGCAAACAGCCTAAAAAATTTAGCCCAAAAAGCATTGATTACGATGCTCGTATTTTTACTTACCAAGAACAAGACGAAACAGTTTCTTTGACTACAACGAAAGGAAGAATCCGCGTTCCTATGATTCTTGGTGAACATCAACGAAAGTCTCTCAAAGGACAAAATCCCACTTCCGCAACCGTTATTAAGAAGGGAGAGGATTGGTATATCCATATAGTTGTTGAGTTTAGTGCTGTCCCCATTGATGGAAACGGAGTAATCGGTATTGATCTTGGAATTAACAACATTGCCACTACTTCTACAGGGTTTCAGGTGGAGGGAAAAGCACGGCAAGATTTTAAAAAAAAGAGAGCTAGAGTGCGAGCCAGTTTGCAATCTAAAGGAAAGCAAAGCACTAAAAAAGTTCTTAAAAAACTTTCGGGTTACGAAAACCGAAGAATTAAACACGAAAACCATGTTCTTTCTAGACAGCTTGTTGAGGAAGCCAAAAGGCACAATTACGGAATCATCCGCATGGAACAGCTTAAGGATATTCGAATCAAGACAAAGACATGGAACAAACATCTTAACCGCATGGTGGCAGGATGGAGTTTTTACCAGTTGCAACAATTTGTAGAATACAAGGCTGCTGCGTATGGTATTGCTGTCGAATTTGTTAATCCTGCATATACAAGTCAAACTTGTCACCATTGTTTAAAGTTAGGCTCTCGTAATGGAGAGCGTTTTAACTGTTTAACCTGTGGCGAAGAGCATGCCGATGTCAACGCATCGCATGTGATCGCCTTAGGCGGGGCTGCCTGTAAACCAGCCCGAATTAGCATCCGAAAGGATAGTTAAAAGCTTTCGCCTTTAGGCGAGAGTTGTTTACCAGACATCTAAAATCCAGTCTGTATCGGCTTGAATTCATAGATAGTCATATTGGTGTAAGCTGTTGATCCATACAATTGACCTCCGATTCCGTTAATCTCTAAGGTGCTTGCAGCATTTTGGATTCCCGCTCTTAATGCATAAGTGACCGCGCTTGTTGTCCCCACCACGGCTTGATAGGATAATTCGCACGTTGAGGCAATGATGCCGCTATTGTAAGCCGTGGTTACTGCGCTAGCTCCAGCTCCTACGAAAAGCGCTAGAGCTGCTGTGTTATTAGCAACATCCGATACGTTAAAATTAGCACTAGCTTTTATGAGCAAGATGTTAGCAGCATTCCTTGCGGTATAGGAAGCGGATAAAATCTGTGTTCCTTCCGTATTTTGTGGAATGGTGTTATCTGTTGGAATCACTGTGTTAATAGCAGAATAAGCCCCCGAATCATTGTAAGATGTCATGTTTACGAGTTGTCCTAGAGCTAGATTTGATCCATTATTCTGAATGATTGTAACTGGAGCATTAAAAGATGCAGGAAACCAATTGAAACTCGATTCGTTTTGTACGAAAGATCCTCCAAAAATAGTAACAGCGGATCCATTTCTATTACCCACATCCGCTAAAAGATAAGGAGATGTATTAGCCCCTCCATCCCAGCATAGTCTAAAATTGGTCAAAACGACTTGTTGCGATCCGGTTCCTTGTGTATAAGAACTATTTCCTAAGATATTGAGCGTTCCACAATTCGACGCCAATTCGTTAGATGTTCCGCCTATGGATAATAAAACACATTGAGCTCTTTGATCTCCTATGACCTGGAATTGATATAATCCTTGTACATTCAATCCTGTACCCTCAAATAGGCAAATTGTGCCGTCTGCGTTCACTGAGGTGAAATCGCCTGAAAATTGAGTAGTAATGCCTGGTGTGAAATTAGGTGCAGCTGGAGACCAGTAAGTAGTTTGTGAAGTCATTTTACACCGCCTGGAAGTTTGAGCCTGTTGCCCAAAGAATATGCCAAGTAGTATCTACTGTAATACAAATTAAACATATTGTCGTAGAACCTAAGCAATTCAATTGACCCGTTACACCTACTGTTGTCACTGCTCCAGTGGCGCTCATTTGAATGCTTTGCCCTGCATTTTGAGTAATTATGTATCCTCCGTTAGCATTAGTTCCACAAATAGCTACTATATCTCCGACGTTGGCGGTAGCAGGTAAGAGTAGAGAGGTGGAACTTGCGTTTGTGGGCATGTAACCGTTATTCGTTGCCATAGAATCGCTTGTACCGCTTACAACATTCCATGTCATCCCTCCGCCGATAACGGTAATAGTTGGGTTTCCGGAAGTCCCGTCTCCATTAGAAACAGAAACACCACCTCCATTTGTGATAGTGCGACCTGTCCATACTCCAGTGGTAGAATTAAAGTTCTGTAACCCCTGCACTTGTGCATTGAGTACGTTATTGATAACCATTTCTATACCTGCGTGTCTTGTTTTCGTGAAATGGTATCGGTAACGGTAGCTGGTTTAAACTGTTGTTAGTAACCATTTTTACCTAAACAATTGTGATGTTTCCAGATTTAGCACATGCCATCCATCTTGCATTTGCCGTCTCGCAAGTTAATTGTACCCAATCACCAGAGGCAGTAGATGCTAAAGATCCTCCAACGCCTAAAGTAGTTTCGCTATTTCCTAATCGTATTTGGGTTCCTGCGTTAGGTTGAGTGATTGTCCAAGAAGTAGATCCATCTAGATTTACCTCTATGGTATCCCCCACTGCTGAAGTTGCAGGAAGCGCTAGACTTAAAGCACCCCCAGACGTGCACATATACCCATTATTTACGGCAAGAGTTTGTGAAGCTCCAATTACAGACCATGTAAGTCCTCCACCAACGGAATTAACCGTGATTGATCCAGCGCCGTTGACGATTCCTATCCCCGTCCCAGCTGTCAAAGTGCTGATCTGAGGAACGTCTCCCGTCATTCCAATGATAAGCTGTCCATCTGTATCGATAGTCGTCGTACCGCCATCAAAGGAGAGATTCCCGCTTAGAGAGGTAAGCCCCTGTTGGGATACCGTTGCATTGACGGTAGCGGCTGATCCCCCTGCTTCAATATTGGCATAGATGAAACCACCGGCACCTATCATGAAATCTCCTCCAACAGCGGAAGAAATAAAGATCGAGCTAAGACCTACACATGAACACCCCAGACCCACATTGATACATGGCAAAGAACCGGATTGGATGGCAGCATTAAAAATAGAGACGACCGCTCCCCCTGTAATGTCGATAGAATCGAATAGGTTACAAGTTGCTATTCCTACTACTCCGCCTGAAATGGTAGAAGCTGTATCGGTGTATATAGAGATGCTAGAAAATATGGTCACATCCCCAGCAGAGATATTTAATGTTCTGCAACCGGCAGCTGCTTCCATGGTGCCAATGGTGACATTAAGAGTCATGTTAGCACCCGTGCACTCTAGGCAAATCCCATTGACCGTGGCTTTACAATCGACAGATTGTAAATGCACATTACTAACACCTGCTCCTTGGAAAGAGAGAGCAGCTGAAGCGTTGTTGGTCGTGAACGATACGTTGGTAGCTGTAAACTGTCCTGATCCTGTATAGACCGCATTACCAATGATCTCGCAAGCAAAGACCGAGGAGTCTACCGCTCCTGCAAGATGAACATAGGGGTAAAGAGTAACATCTTCTAAGTACTTTCCCGCTGTGATCCAAACCACTGCTGGAGTAGCTAAACTAGCCCCATCGGCTACAGCTTGATCGATTGCTGATTGTACTGTGGTAAATGCAGAAAGATTAGCATTCGACCCCACTACATAGGGAGTGATGTCTCGTAAGTTGGAAAACTGTAAAGTCGATACACCACCATTGTAGGTCTTTATCCCTTTTAGACCATTGACATCGGGATATCCTGTGATTGCTACTGCACCTGCACCATCTGGAATAACACCAGCTCCGGAATCTGGCGTCAAAGTGTCAATAGCAGTGGAACCACCTGTTAGACCGAATGTTATCTTGTTAGTCGCCGCATCTGAAACTATCGAGATCGCTCCATCGGTATTGGTCAGCTGAATATTGCTAGGAGGATTTGCCCCTTCGCTTGAAGGATATACAGGCGTGCCAGCTGTATCAGAAAGAGAGGCTAAAGCTCCTGCAACGCTAATCCATGTGGCTGTAACGACTCCTAATGAAGACGTAAAAGAACTCAAATACCAAAGACTCACCTCTTCAGTATTTATCCAGAATTGACCTATCGAATATTTAATGTCTGTATTATTGGGAGAGCGCGTGTCTATTACAGGAGCTGGAATGACTCCCGTTCCTACCCCTACTCCGTAAGCTCTGACATTGATAGGGGAAACCATGTTAAACCGCCGTAGCTTGTTGTCCTGAGATAGATGCGGAGATCACACCGCTTGTGCTAATCAATGCATAGTAATCAGCTGGTAAATAGACAGTAACCGGAATGACATTAAGAGCCGCTAAAGTGATGCTATTGACAATCGTTTGCTGTGTAGGTGTACTTGTCGATCCTACCCCACATAGGATGCTTGCCGCTGTCGCTGAAGCTACAGCTATATATACCGTTAGAATGACATCATACCCTAAGGAGTTTTGATACGCTGATCCTAAAGAAAGAGTAGATGTGGATGAAGCCGATGGAGAGGTAGATATAGAGTTAGCAGTTACATCTCCAAGCAATAGAGAATTGTAATCTAAAACAGAGGTGCCAAATGTAATAGCATTAGCGCCTAGTTGATATAGAGAGTTATAACTGACAGTTCCAGAGCCGGAAAACGTAGGAGTAAAATTAAATACAGAGGTAACGCCGGTATTTATAAAGCTATAAGTACATCCAGCTGTTGCGGTAAACACCGACTGCACTGAGGAATTTGTATTCCCATATACTTGAGAATTGATGAAGGATGCGGATGAAGCCGTACCCAAAGATATAGCAGTGGATAAAGCAGAAAGAGAAGAGTCTATAAACGTTAAACTACCAGAGGAAGAAACTCCAAACCCTTGAGCTATGGAAGAATTTTTAATTACTATCTGTGTTGACTCTATCGTTAGCGTGTTGTAGTTGAACGAGTTATTAGTCGTTACACAGTTAACAAAATAAACATACCCAGGAGCACCGCTTGTGACTAGTAAAGCACTTGCATTACTAACTAAAATTAATGAACAAGAATCCAGATATACAGAGGCGCTAGAAGAAGTATTTAAGAAGTATATGGAAATGTTATTCGTGCAATTGAACTTACAATTTAAGAAGTTGATAGATCCCGCCGAACTGCCAGTATAGGATAGACTATATGTTGTATCAGACTGAAGAGTGATATTGCTTATAGAAATATTGCCAGATCCCGAGAATGTAAATCCCCCCGTGATCGTGACATTTGAAGAAGTACTATTGCCGCTCCAAGAGGTTAAATTAATGCCAGCTTTGAGTGCGACCACTTCGCTGTACGTGCCCTCTCCAATGTAGATAGTATCTCCGCTGGAAGCTGCATTGACCGCAGCCTGTATAGTCGTGTAGTTTCCCGTGCCAACCACAGGGGAGACTACAAAATCAGAAAATCCATAGGTGTTTGCTGGTGTAATTAGCGTCATGCCAAGCTCCAAGTGCCAACGAAGTTTTCTGCTACCCAAGTAGTTGTAGAGGTTCTGTATCTCAAGGAAATGGTATTCCCAACCAGAGTATTCGTCGCTGTTCCAGCAACTGAACTAGATATATTGCCCATGGTTATCAATTGACCGGCATTTGCCTGTATAATGATATTTGCAGCGGTGAAACAGATAATATTAATTACATCCCCATTAGAAGGGGACCCAGGAAGATTAACCGTAAGAGGTCCGGTACAATAATACCCTTCATTGCTAAGAGCCGAGAAAGTGGAATTCTCCTCCGTATAACTCACGTTTACAGAAGAAGAAATCGTGATAGTTCCAGCGCCATTAGCTACAGAAACCCCCGGACCTGCTGTGATATTAGCTAAAGAAAATCCCGACCCATCGCCTATTAATATCGTTCCATTTGCTGCCGATGAGGTATCTAATCCCGTTCCCCCTGAAGCGTTGTCTAATACAGTTGTGAGAGTGAGTTCAGAAATCTTTACGTCGCCTAGAGAACATCCAAGTGCAACTACGGTAGACGAAGTGGGAGAAGAGTCGGTCACTTCATCGTTGCTTATGAAGTCATACCAGACTGTCCCAGTTCCTGCGATAGGGTTCACGTGCAGAGAGCTTAAATAACAGCTACGTAAAACAGCTAGACCAGGCGCAGTAACAACAACGCATTGTCGTATGCCTACATCAAAAGAGCAGTCCGTGAAATAGCATCCCAATGCGCTGCTACAAGCTACGGCTGTAGAATGTATGTTGTTAAACTGACAGTTGAATGCTCTTAAAATTCCCGTCCCTGTTACAGAAGCTGGCCAAGATATGGAACTATTATAGAAAGAGACTGTGCCAGTAGAGTTAGAAGAATCTAATGAGGCAGCTCCGTACCCGTTGAAACATTCGCAGTTGAAGTATTTGACCTGAGCATTCCCTGCGATAGTATATAAAGACGTGGTGTTTACTGAGGATGGATCGGTAGTGAAATTGCATTGGTAAAAATTAACCTTAGGCGTATTTCCAGCCTCAATTTTTAAAATTGTTGCCAACGCGTTAGAAAACGTACAACCGATGAAATTGTATGTGTGATTTCCCATTAACTCTATATTAGCATCCGATCCGCCAGGAGTAGAAAAATAGATCCCAGAGATGGAAATATCTGCATCGAGAACCACAGCACCATTAATCTGTGATACACCGCTCGTCCCATAACCTGCGGTAGTATAAGAAGTTATCTCAATAGGTCCAGCGCATGTAAATCCTGCATAGGTTCCAGGATTTAAATAGACGGTTTGAGCAACGCCTGTAAACAAGACAGCATCCACAGCATCTTGAATTGTGGTGTAGTTACCAATAGTAACATCTGGGGAAACTACATACTCTGAAATGCAAAAAGTTCCCGTGGAAAGTGCTTGTACCATGTTAAACCACCGTAATGCTGCCAATCATACTTGCAACTACCCATCTAGCGTTTATTGATTCACAAATCAACTTAACTGTATCCCCCTGAGCCGACGAAGCTAAGGAGCCACCTACTCCTAAAGTAGTCTGAAAAGAAGCGATTCTTATTTGCGTTGCGGCATTGGGTTGAGTGATTGTCCAAGAAGTAGATCCATCTAACACAATTTCTATCGTATCCCCTACAACAGACGCAGCAGGAAGAGCTAAACTTAAAGCCCCTCCACCTGTACAAAAGTATCCGTTATTCACTACTAGCGCTTGACTTGCTCCTATCACGGACCAATTTAATCCCGTTCCAGAAACAGATATCGTCAGCGTATTAGCGCCGGGGTTTCCTGTAACAGAAACGCTTCCGCTTCCTAATAGATTAAGATTGTCCGAGCCGTCCGGACCTACGGCGCCCCCAGCATTGCCAGTAACGGTATCTATAAATCCCGTTCCTGCCGCTACACTATACGAACCGCCCTGTGACATGTTTTACCCAAGATACCAAGTGGTTAAATTGACCTGTCCAGAACCAGGAGTTCCTTTAGCATACAATGGTGTCCCTGCTTGAAAGGAAGAATATCCAGCGGTTCCGTGATTAGTGCCTGCATCGATTAATAAAAACCCTTGCGTAGGCAACTGGAAAGTATCGTTAATTCCATCTTGAGAAAATGTAATCGTTGCATTGGTCAAGTTCTGCACGAAATACACTTGAGATGGATTAGCAGTCTCCCCCACTAAGGCATACGTTCCTGAAATGCTTCCAAAAGATAAACTCTGCATAGCCTCTTGAAGTAAACGGGTTGATTGTGTAGTCATGAAATTCCTTAATTAATAAGCCACCAGTTCCAAGTACTTGTATCTGTAGCATCAGCCGAAGTAAGGGTAAAGCTGGTTCCTGCTACTATAGTGCTCACATAAACTGCTTGTGGAGCTGCAACAGTGCCTAAAGCATCTGGTATTGCGAATATCAATGAATTGGCTGTTACAGCTGTTGTGGAGACAGTGACAGCACCGGCCACCATAGCGCCCGATGTTCCGGCTGAAGCGTTAGCGCCTGTTGTAATACTAATCTTGTTACCAGCGGTTCCTAGAACTAAGTTACCGTTTGTAGCGGTGATTGCTCCCAAAGTAGCTGTGACAGTCGTTGCAGCTGAAACAGCCCCCGCTGACGCGGTAACATTCCCTGTAGTTGCAGTAACTCCGGTACCGCCTGTAACTGTACCGCTTGCTGATACGTTTCCTGCCGAAGCTGCGATGTTCCCCGCTGTCGACGTGATATCACTTGCTATTGTAGCCGCACCGGCAGAAGTGATGCTGAGCACATTGCTTGTGCCGACGGCTGCGTTAGCTGAAAGAACAAAATTATCAGATACCGAGTTGTCGATACCCATCGAGAATACGCCAGCACCACTCACTAGAAAATTAATGTATGGATCACCAGCGCTTGCACCGCCAGTTGCTAATTGCAAGGATGCATGAGAAGCACCGTTTGTGTTGTCTGAGTTGGTGATCTGACGATTGACGTTACTTCCTGCTGAAGATACCGACTGCACTTCATCAATGGCAACTAGATTGATATTTCCAGTCCCTGCTTGGATGGTAGTGGTAGAAGTCGTCGTTGAAGAGCCGATTGTCAATGTTTTAACATTTGCGCCTGTTGCCAAAGTGACTGTCGTATCTGCTGCATCAGAAGAAATACTAATCGATCCAGTTCCTGAAGCAATGGACAAAGCTCCATTAGTTGCCGTGATATTTAAAGCGCCGCTTCCCGACTGCAAAGTAGTGGCAGAAGTGCTATTCGTTGAACCGAAAATACAAGTTTTTACGGCAGCACCTGTTCCAACTGATACTGCTGTAGCTGCTGCATCAGTAGAGATGCCTAGAGCCCCTGTACCAGAATTAGCTGTCATAGCTCCATTGGATGACGTAAGGGTGAGAACGCCGCTTCCAGATTGTATAGCTGTAGAGCTAGTGGTATTGGTAGATCCCAATGTTACAGTTTTAACCCCAGAGCCGGTACCAACGTTCAAAGTAGTAGCTGCAGCATCGTCAGAAATTCCAAAAGCGCCAGTACCAGAAATGATATCCAACGCACCGTTATTACTTTGAACAGCTATACCACCAGATCCAGATTGCACTGTGGTAATAGAGGTTGTATTAGTTGATCCAAGAATGACAGTCTTAACCCCAGCACCCGTAGCGATAGACACGGCAGTGGCTGCGGCATCAGTAGAGATGCCTAGAGCTCCTGTACCTGAAGTAATAGCCACAGCACCATTAGTCGCTGCAACGCTAATTCCACCAGATCCAGATTGTAGAGTAGAAACGCTGGTTGTATTAGTGGATCCCAATATTAACGTCTTAACTCCAGCGCCAGTAGCGATAGACACGGCAGTAGCTGCGGCATCTGTGGAAATACCAATAGCCCCAGTGCCTGAATTTATAGTAATTGCGCCGTTTCCAGTGGAATAGGAGATGCCACCAGATCCAGATTGTAAAGCTAAAGAACTGGTAGTATTCGTAGAGCCTAAGGTGACAGTTTTAGCCCCAGCGCCCGTAGCTATATTCACCGTGTTTGTTGTGGCGTCTGTGGAGATACCCATCGTTCCGGTCCCACTATTGGCCGTCAAAGCCGCGTTTGTGGCCGTCAAAGTGATGCCGCCAGATCCTGAGGTAATACCTACCGAAGTTGCCCCAGTCGCATTACCAAACGTGTTAACACTAGCTCCTGTTGTAGCAAGAGTTGTAGCTCCAACAGAGGAAAGAGTTGTGCCAGCTGATAAACCTGTAGTTGTTGCAAGAGATCCAGGAACTGTCATCGCGGCCGGTAAGGAAATGGTCAAAGTTCCAGCTGCTCCTAGAGTGGACACTTGGTTAGCCGTTCCGGCGACCTGAATGTTGCCAGCAACAGGAGTTGCTGTACCAGAATCCCCAGTCAATGTATTCACATCAGAAGAGGAACCGCCTAGAATTGACCATGTAGCTACTACTTGACCGTTAGAGGAAGAGAGAGCAACAAGATTATAAGTGGATCCTGTAGTAGAGTTGATCCACTGTTGACCAATCTTAAAGGGTCCATTAGGTCCAATGACGTTAGAGGAAGAGGGGGCGACTGTTTGTACGACGGGGATGATGCCGAAAGAATTGGAAGATGCGGAACCTACTCCTACTCCATATACGTTGACTGCTGTGGGACTGGTCATAATGACTCCTGACGTTGTAAACAAAAATTTAGTTGACGAGGGATTTAGACGCTAGGGGAAAATCAAATAAAGATTCTGTCTGATCAGAAATTAGCGTTTTAAGAAAAGGCGGCTTGTAACCCAGTTCTGAAGAACTGGGTTTTACGCTGTCAGGGATAAAATCAACTTATTTCCTTAAAAGGAAGATCTAATGTTTCATCGTACCTAGGTTTAACTCTATCTAATTTTTTCATAAAACCTTGGTAATCCCCATCATCACTAAGTTTCATTACGGTCACTACAGAATCTAAGTGAGCCAATAGTTTAGGATGACCGATATTTTCTGATAGCTTTCTATGGAATTGATGTTTCTTGTTCCCTTTCTCGGTTTTTGGAGTTTGCTTCTTTAATTCCTCCAAAACTCCAGGTGCTAATCTTTTATATATTATATCATTTGTTATATGACCAAAGTAACTTGGGTAATTTTGTCTTTTTTCTTTATCTGCAGGGAATTCAACGCTTCTTAATCGACACAATTCTTCATAAAAATCAGAAGGAAAAGTTTTGATCCAGGGACGCAATTCTTTGGCAATGAATTGTTCTAATATCTTCGATAGAGCATCTACTGCTCTATCTTTTTGGTATCCTGTTGCTTCATCCACCAATGCAGCAATGCCGACATGAGCCAGAGCGCGCATGATTAATTTAGCTTTAGATACTACTCGTTTTTGTCTAATTCCAAGTTGACCGTGTTCATCGGTATCCAGCCATACGTCGCATATTTTTGGAACAATTTCAGCCCTAACTCCCCTAGCTAATGCTCCTTTTTCCGTTCTATAATTTACTACTATTTCCTGCAGATCGCCTAAATGTTTATCTACAAATGGCTTAAGATTTTTAAATAGCAAAAATTGAGGAACATCTGCAGCAATATCCTCTACAGAACGATTGGCAGAAATCCAGCCACTATAATACATCCCCATTCCTTCCATGAAATCCGTTTGCGTCAAAACCCTGCTTCCATCAGACAAAACAGAACAAGGAAATCTCATAGTGCCAATAATGAGTTCTCCAGAGTATTGCGCCTGCGGCACGTTTTTATTTTTATCCCATCTAGCATTGGCCGCTTTTTGCGCTATCAGTTTTCTTTCAGTCTCATTAAGTTTCTCGGCTCTCGCATATCCGCCCGCAGAATTTTTAACATCTTTCATAAATGCCCCATGCTTGCATTTTTTACAGGCAAGCATATGCTTGATAAAATATTTTGCAAGCATATGTTTAAAAGAAAGATTCGGACTTACGCTAAATCACACCAAATGTGATAATTTAGGAAACAACGAGGTGATGTATGGACAACAAAGCGATTCAAGAGAATATGTTTGAGAGATTCGAGGAGATGTTTGAGAACGACGACGAGATGAAATTTCTCATCGTTGACAAGATCTTTGATAGAAGCACTAGTCTAAAATGTCCTAGAGCTACTTGGGAAGAATTATGCGATGCTTTTGATAAGCTTTGGGAGTGGGATGCTGAGCATCTTCATGCGGATATGAAAGGGGCTGTTAGGGCTTTTGCAGAGTAATTTAATGGAGGGATTATGTTAATTTTTCTTGTGATTTGTTTTTGTGTAGGCCTAGGACTGGCGATAATCGCTAATCTTTAATCGGACAAAAGATCTGGATCATCTTCTATAGCTTTGGATAGTTTGTTGAGATTATGATTCATAAAGGCAGAATCTCCTCTAGCAGCCCCATCCAAAACGTTCAAATAGTACTTACGCAAGGATTTATTTTTAACTATTCGGGCTCCTAATTCTCCTACTTTTGTTCCAGCAAAAGCGATTAATGCGCCTGCACTAGTAGGGACAATAGCTCCAGGATTTGTAAAAATTTCTGTCACTATCGTCCCTATTCCTGTTGCTCCTATAGTTTTTGCATTTCTCTCTATAAATCTAGATATTTTTTTACTTTCTTCTATAGCGCCATGGACTCCTTGAGCTTCTTGCCATTTATTATACCATTTAGGATTTGTTGATCCGTAATCTTTAAGACCGCTTTTCACAAGATCATCTGCTTTTTCTGTCATGGCAATAGCGGTTTTTATTCCTTTTTTATCTCCAGAAAAACGTTTATACAAATCGCCTCTTTCAGTATTTATCTTTTTAGAAAACTCTTCTAGTTCGTCTACAGAGATTCTCCCTTTACCTTTACGTGTAGCTTCAATGACTTCTTTTACTTTTTCTAATGCATAGGAATGAGTGGATGCTTTTCCTCCTTTTTCTAATTCCCTCTGTAAACGGAGAGCTTTCGCATGTAAATGCCTAGCATCAACTGTTGCATTAGAAGGTTTAAGAGATGAAGCTTCCTTATATAGTGAGGATTTATATTTTTCAGCTCCACGAAGACCATTTTGTGATAATAAACTTCCTATAACTACTGTTCCCATCTTTAAATAATTAGCTGTATCTTCGTCGACTCCAAGTCTTTTAGCTATATCTTTAACGGATTCTCCAGATGCTTCTAATCCTGTGGCAGTAGCTACTTTTTTTCCTATTTGCTTTATGATCGAAACTGTTGTTCCAGCTAGTCTAGCTGTTTTTGAAGAAGGAATTGGGATAAGAAGATCAGTGACCCCTTGCACAAATTCGCTTGCTGAAGCTTCCCCAGATGTTTTAGGCTTGGAGTATTCCGGTCTTCTAGATTCTAACTGTTGAGTCGTAGGCAATAATTCAGAAACCCAAGTCTTTTCATAATCTTGAGGAGGTTGTCCTGTGATAGCTTCGCTGATTTTTCCCGTTCCCTTGTGGATAAGAGATAGAAAATTTCCAGGAGCTCCTGTGATGACATCTTTTATATCTTCTGCGGTCCTAACAGCTCCCCTTACGCTTTTACCAATTACTCCCTCTTTTTCTTCTTCAAATTCTTCCTCCTTTTCTGGAGTAGAAATCATCTTTTTGAAGTAAGAAGAAGTTCCTTCAATTTCAGGAGATTTATTGGCTTTTTTCTCTGAAAGATTTTGCTTGTAAGATTTTAGATAAGCGCTCATTCAATACCTAATATGCTAGGATCAACGATCTTGTACCCTGCTTTTTTAGCCATTTCCAAAGCTTTAGCGTCTCTTTCCTCTTCTGTATTACCTTTAGCTTTGTGATAAAAAACTTTGTACTTTCCTTCAGTCAAGGGCGTGCCTGGATATACTTTTTGTAGTGTATTGTAGAATTCTGGATTTTGAGACATTTCTCTGGATTCTTGGAGATCATAAGCTAATTTTTCCATTCTCTTTTCTGTGTAAGGCTTCATCTGTGTTCTTACTAAGGAATCTATATTAGCTGGTACATATCCAAGATCTTTTCTATATTGATCTGATAAAATTTGCGCTATTTCCAATTCTTTTTTATCTAAATCTAGAACCGTTTTAGCTATATTCAATTTAGCCATTTGGGATTCTTTGGTTTCTCCAACTTGAGCAAAAGCGCTAGAAATTTGTTTTTCTATGAATTGGTTAGGACGCGCTCCTACTTTGTCCAAAGCTCCGATTAAATTTACTTTAGCTGCTGCTTGTAATGTTGCTCCAGATTGGTCCCTAAGAGATGGAATATTTAATATATCAGCCCAAAAACTACCTCCCAAAGGAGACAATTGACCAGAATTCACCGCAGCAATAGAAGAATCAATTCCTATTTCTCGTTCTCTTATTCCAGAAGTAGATTTTCCTAATTCATCAAGATATTTGTCCGATCTAGCAGAGTTATATGCTCTATCGGATTCGAATTCTTTTCTTCTTAGCTTTCTTTGTTCTGTTTTCTGTTTGCCCAGACCAGGATAAATTAATTCTAATGCCGTTTCTTCTTGCTCGGATTGTTCCGTTGTTGGCTCTTCTTTTTGCCTGGGATTTAATATTTGATTGGAAAAATCTTGCCTTGAAGTTTCAGGAATTTCTTTAGATAAATCAGATTTTCCTTTTGATTCTTGCGTGCTTACTCCTGTTAATCTAGCTGCTACATCTTCACTTATCAGACCGGTGGCAAGAGCTAAAGCTATCCTATTCTTTTGTTTTGCGGCTTCTTTCGCATCAATTAAAGCAAGCTCATGCTTTTTTTGTTGTCCTTGCAAGAATCCCGATGCTAATCCCCCACCTAATCCTTTAGCTATAGAAGAAAATGGACTTGTGCCTTCAATGATTTGTACCATAATTACATCCCCATTTTACCACTTGCAAAAGAACCAAGGCCTTGACCTATTCCACCTGCTAAAGATTCGCCAAAAGAAAGCCAAGGTGATTTAACCAGTAGATTTTCTCTTGAGTCCCTTCCCAATAATTGCTGGCTGATCCCTAAAAGCTGATCGATCGCACTCTGTTGTAATCCAAGCCTATTAGCCTGCAATCTCTCAGCTAAACTAGATGCTTCAGCGCCCATCGCATTTTGGAATCCGCTTGATTTACGAGCACCAAAGCTCCCAGCTCCAGAAAAACGAGAGGCTAGATTCCCTTGCAGTTGGCTGAATTGTCGTAATGCAGGAGATTCAAGCTCGGCAAATTTAGACTGATCCCCAGAAGCTAAAGAAGATAGGTGTCCTAGACCAGATCCTATCCCTCCCATAGATCCCTGATAGAGTTGATCGAATAGAGATTGTTGCTGAGGACTTAATCTATTGAGAGAAGCAACATCGTAACCACCGACTCTTTTTGGATTCTTCATCCCCGTAGCCATTCCTATAGTCATAAAAACTCCAGTGAAATTTTAGTGTAGCATTCAAGGAATTTCTGTACTCAAGAAAAGCTCAAGGCTTGGCAATCCATTCTAAAACAATCGTTCCTGAAACAATTGCCGGCGAGCCGCCACCAGCTACAATCACAATATTTGTTCCTGTGATGTAAAATGTCACCTGTCCGGCAATCGCTGTGCTTCCTGCATACACCGCACCGTACCAATTAGTCCCGTCTGTGAATGAGCCGAAACATCGAACAAAGCCAGATATCTGAGAAAGATTTCTTCCATGTGCCACGTTACCGGCTCCGGTAAAGGCATACACTTGCCTAAAACCGTTCTGCCTTTGATTGCTAGAGACAAACCAAGTCTCTCCATTTTGAGCACTTCTATTCGTTGGGAATATGGATATGATTCTGTTGTTTACCGCATTGGCCGTATCGATGTAAGCCCGATTAACTTCTACGGTAAGCTGCCTTAGATCCTCGGGGAATTCCCTAGAGGTTCTAAGAAACGCTACTTGATTGACAATGTTAGTACTCATACGAGCAACTGACTTGGTGTGACTGCGATAATCATCCCGTGCAACTCGATCTCAGCAAATTGGTTATTGAAGTTAGTATCTCTCATCTGCGCGTCAGAAAGGGTAAATCCCAATTGTACTGTATCTCCTATTAAGCTCGTATTCTGCCTATGCCATATCTGCGATTGTTGAGAAGCTGTAGGAGTTTGCAGATTGATGTTAGCAGGAGTTAGACCCAGATTTATCGATTCAGGGCATGTGTAAAGAATAGAGCTGTATATCAACCCATCATTAAGAGTATTTACATTAGGAATTAGAGGCCCATTGTTGTATGGAGCATAGGCATTTTGGCTCAAGTAAATCTGTAAAGTGATTTGTCCATTTGCTGTCTTAGATAAAAGATACTGTTGAACGCCTATCCTAGTCTTTCTGCCCATTCCCCAAGCCAAAGGAAATTGCTTAGTCTGAATTAATGGTATGTACATCCTCTTGATCAATCCACCTCCTAAATAGGTCCCCGATGGAACGATCGAATTGGGACCGCCCAATATGGTAAAGGTGTCGATGTCTACTACAGTGACGCTATAGATGTTTCCATTAATGTTGGAAACTCCTAAGCATCCAGAGATGATAATGTAATCACCTGTATTCAGGCAGTGATTTGGGCAAGTGATGGTGACGCCTGATACGTTCTTTATGGATAAAGAATTCGATTCATTGGTTCCCGTGTCTCTAACAACCACAAATCCTTGTTGATTTCCAGCAATCACCGCAGGCTGGAATAGAGTAGAATCTCCAGCATTCCAAGGTTGGTTCCAGCTTCCCCATGTAGGGAATGTTTCACCTACAGTTCCCCACGTGAATCCGCTTTGTTTCCTGAATGTTCCATAAGTGGTATAGCACTCATCGAAAATAGCCCAAGACTGATCTCTATAGTTATATAGTAAGGTTTGAGTAGGGAAAGTATAGATGCCAGAATTGCTCTGATTGCTTAAGTAAGTAAAGTAGATCCACTCGTTGATGAAGTCCCTTTGTGCTGTAACCCTCTCCGTTCCATTGTTGGTAAGAGCCACTTGGAATACTTGGTCAGGAATCGATAGATCTATTCTAGCTGCTTCAGTCTGTCCAGAGATGACAAAGCCTCTACTGCCTTTAGTAATCACCCCTTTATCCATGTTGATTGCTGAAAAGGTGCTCGTAGATCCTAATTCAGAGTTGGTGATAAAAAAGTTGAAAGGAACCGCGTCATTTCCCGTATAGACCATTCTCACCTGGGCTGTATTTAACCCTAAGATAAGAACATCCTCGTTAGCAGAAACAGTGTTTATTGGCTGATCTACTCCTAACTGTATAAATCCCCCGAAACCTACTTGATCTTCCCAAAAAGCATTGGCAGAAGAAGTCTGATTAGTAGGAAGGAGAATAGGATTGAACACAGTAGTTGCAAGGCCTGCGTCGCCAGTGAATGAACAAGTGTAATAAGGTGTTCCATTTTGGCTATAGATAACCGTGTCTTGAAGATATTTTGGTGTTCCAGAAGAAGTTTGTACCACAGGACCGAAAAATAACAGCCTATCCTTGAAAGGAACTATGATTCTAGCTCCTACCAAATAATACTGCCCTACTGGCAAATCAGATATGATAAAAGTATTGGTTGCTTGAGATAAAAGAGGAGGCGCAAAATTTACCCATCCCATGCCTTGAGAAAACACAGGCGGAAGAGTTCCGTTGACAGGAGCCCCATCATACCATCGAAGACAGTCTTTAGTAGTATCTGATCGATTCGTTAGGTATTGAGCTATACCTGTTGCAACGGCTCCTCCAGCTCCTCCCAATGTAGCATTAGGAAATTCCACATCTACATGAGTAACATCGGGAACGTTTGTAACATAACAAGTCTGGAAATTGATTCCTGTGACTGTAGCTGTCGGGAATTCATTGAGAAATAAGAAATCTCCAACGACTAGACCGTGGGCTGCAATGGTTAATCTGGCAGTAGCTGGCGGACCTGGCACTATCATGGTCACTTCAGTCACTAGATTAAATTGCATACCAATGTTCGTACCAGAAAAAGGAACATTGATTCCATTTGTCGCCCACAAGGCACCCTGGTAATTGGTAGTCCAAAACTGTTGGTAGTCTTGACCATTCCATGTGGTAGGAGTCCATGTAGTCTTTGGAGTATAACTAGGTAGAGAACCTGAAGAAGCGGGATTCTTGTAGAAGCTGACATCGAAACTAGAGTATGGATAGGCTGTATTTACCTGATAAGAATAACTATCATCAAAAGCAATGGTCCCTGGAAATGCTGAGGAAGCCATGACGAAATCCTCTAGTCCAAGAACCGGTAGCGTTGGGTAGTAATTAAACTGGGCAGAAACTGCATTCCCCGCTTGCGCAGCGATAACGATAGCTCCTGTCGCGTAGTTAATCGTCCCAGAGGGGCTAAGAGTCCCATCCATAGAGGGATCAGTATAGAGAGTGGGGCCTGGGGCTGTGATAGTGACCGACCCTGGAATAATCGATGCATTAGGAGCTAATGTAGTTACTGAGGAAGTAGAGAATCCGCTAAGGATGTTTCCGGCTCCTATCCCGCCACCGCTTAAAGTAAGTGTTGCTGTTGAAGAATATGCAGTCGAAGCAGAGTTGAAAAAACGTTTAATCCTATTGAGAAGAGCTGTTCCTCTTTTCCTCTTTATTCTGCCTCTCCATTGATAAGCGTTGATAAGAACAGGAAAAGCGTCGTTATCGATATTAAATGGGAGACGATCTGTTGTAAGACCCTTAGAAATGTCACCGACAGTGATATACTGGGTAGACATCAGTACCCTATAGCTAAATAGTAGAACCCAAAACCAGCTGTGGAAAGAATGCCTGTAAATCCTGTTGTGGAAGGACCAGGAGAAGCTCTAACACTTAATTGAGAGCCTGAGGCGCTGTTAGAGGAAAGAGTCATAAATACAGCAAGTACAGATGTTGAAAAAGCTGTGGAAAAAGTAATCGCGTTTGAAGTGGCTGCCCCCGCGTTGAATCCAAAATTAAGAATCAATCCCCATGGGGTCGTAATGCTGTAGTTTGTGCCTGAAGTGGTCAAAGCAAGGTTGGTCAACTGTTTGGTAGAGGTTCCATTTTGGAAGAAAAGAGAAGATACCGTTCCTAATAATCCCGCTACACTATTGACAAACTCTACACCTACTGCACTTCCTACCCCAGGAGCTGCTTGGTTAGAAACGTAGTGTACCTGCTTATGCAATCCCCCTGTAGCATTTCCAAAACTCACATGATCTACTGCAATCAGATCATCGATAGAATTGGTGTTTTCCTTCATGTTTGGCTGATCTGAAGACGGATTGTTGTTAGTAGCTGGGATATCTCTAGTATAAGTAAAGCTCATACGCTTCCTGAAGCTCCATAAAATGTAGATTGACCCATTGGCTGACTATAGATTGTTTCTGCCTTAGTGCTCGTGAATTGCCTTTGGCTTCTTTTCCAAACAAGCATCTCTTGCTCTCTAAACAAAGGCTCGTAAAAGTTGAATTGCTCGACATCTCCTGTATCACTGAGGATCTTTCGAGCGGCTCCCCTAGCGATATACTCGCTCATGTAGGCAAAAGGAATCGCCGTAGAGGAAGTTAAGAATGCAGCTGGGGTGAGATAGGCATCCATCTCGATATAGTAAGAAATATCAGGAGGAGGACGAATCGTGATGATGTTGTTGTAGAACAAGATCCCTCTAGGTATGCCTTGCTGGTAGAAATAGCACTGCACGTTGATAGGGGTTTGATCTGGAATCGTAGTGCTGAACGTCACATAGATAACGCCAGTGTCGTAGTTCACAACGTTTGTCGTAGCACCCCAAGAATTGGTTGTGTTACCTGTCAAAAGTCCAAGATTGACATCGGTTGTCAAGAATTGTCCAGAATCGTTCACAACGATCGTACGTCCTGTGGAATCTACTGTTGTGATGAATACAGCCGGAAATACGCTGGTTTTAGGCACAGAAGTGTTAAGAGTAGACACATATAGAGGGTCAGCTGTACCGCTAGGAGCATTGGCAGCGATGATGCCTGTGTTATCTACGTGTCCTCGTAAAGCAGGGAAAGAGGGGAGATTAAGAGTATATGTAGCAGTTCCATCCCCTAGACCTGATTGATTTAGTGGCTGCATATACTTAGAGAAGTTGCTGAAGAATGGCCCTCTTTGCGTATAAAAAGGCACCTTTCTGCCATTAGCATACGCCGGCGCTAAAAACCCTTGATAGACAGGATAGTAAGAGATTGCTGTTGTGGGATCTGATCCTTCTACTTGCGCCGGATAGGAGTTGATGCCATAAAGAGGCATGTTGTATTGATCTATGCCAGGAGATGTCTGGAAACCATACTCAGTCTTGAGATCGAATAGCTGCACTCTAGCATCGACATCCATCAACCAGAAACGGTTTATATAGTCGATGATAAGGTTGTCGGACAAAGAGGTATTGGAGGGTGTTTTGACTATCCTTCGGACGTAAGTAATTACATCGCCTAACAAGTTCATTGGAATGCGCTCTTAAATCCACCAACAGTTACGACATCTGGACAAGGTTCCGCAGTTAGACGAGCTTTTTTGTCTTTGTAAGCCATCTGTCCGTAGAAATCTACACCTTGCTCATGCCCTATGTGACCATCTTCTTTCATTTTAAGACGATCATAGACCTTACCTCTAATCTGCTCGGCCAAATGTCTTGGACCCCATACCGCCTTGCCTACAGGAACATCCCAAAGTTCCGCTGGTATTCCACCATAAGGACGAGTCCAAATATCTCGAATCCATTCCCCTTCGGCTTCTTTGTTTTCAACGATGAAACGGACGATTTGTTTTCTGTATTCCCATTCTGCACGGAAATCTTCATTGAATTTCTGCCCAGGAGCAAACATCGTTCGTTTAGGCTTCAAGTAGATGTCTTGAGAGTTTCTGATCTCTCTAGAGCTAAGTTTTGTAGAAGGTTCTTGTTCTGCTAACGGAAGATTAGACGTATCAGTCTTAGCCAATTCTCTTAAATTTTCTTCGAAGGCATTGAAATTCTCTTGAGCCTTGTCTAGCTCTTTTTGGCTCTCACTGTTTACTCTAGGTTTGGTCATGGTTCCTCAACTAATATTTATAAAAGATCCTGGTATATTCAAATTTATATTGCTAGGAGAAATATTGGTCTGACCGCTGTTTACGTCACCAATGGCGCAAATCTGAGGGGGCGTAGGGCCGTAGGCAGGAGAAGGGATGAATGTATCGTAGGCTCTAGAATCTAGGTTGATGACAACCTGATTCGAAGCTGGAATGCTAGTTACGTAGTTCTCTTGGCCATTGAGTTGAAATGTTCCGTAGAACGATGGGATCCATGTTCTAACGAGCTGTCCTACAACATAGTCATGATCAGAGCTCGTTGTGATCGTAGTAGAGAGTCCTAAGCTTATATTGGAAATCGTGAACTTTCTAGGAGCGTAATACTCGGGGTGAATAGGAGGATTTCTGTAGGGGGCTATAGGAGGCTGATTAAACGGGTTTGACATAGGCACCTTAAAAGAAACCGGCCCCATATAGAGGCCGGAATCGGGGTTTTTACTTCCAATTTTTAACTATTGGCAAAATCCGGAATCCAAGCTTCCCAAAATATCGTATTTCCGTTTGCACCAACGAGTACAGAAGAGGTGAATGAAACACCTGCCCCTGCTCCGATGATCAAACCTTGACGTGTATTATTGGCAAACGCTCCACTAATTCCAGGACCGCCTACGATGGAAACTCCACCGGAGGAAGTTGGGAACTGAGGAGATGGATACAGGACACTGCCGCTATACGCTGGACCACCGCTATTGATATCGCCCACAGCCACAACTTGAGGGAAATTCAGGCCAGGAACACTTGCAACCGTCTGGTTGCTGTTAAAGGCTGTATATCCTGTCGAGTTAATGCTGCATACGAATATCGTGTTGCTAGTCACAGAAGTTACATATCCATAGATCGGAGATCCAGGGATCGTTGTGTTAGGAAGCGAATTCAATTGGGTTGTACCCCAAAGAGACGGAATCCTAAATGCAATTTCTTGACCAACTACGTAGTTGTGGTTAGCTGTTGTTGTAACAGTAGTTGTCGTACCTGTTGTAATAGCGCTGATGTAATTCACACCAGGCTCGTACAGATCAGGATACAACACCTTTTTCACGTAAGCACCAGATGGAGATGCACTCAAAGCAGTATAATTGCTTTGGTTGGTATTCCAAATGATCGTGAATGTGGTAGCGCCTGTCACAGTAATCACAAAAGGAATTGTACAAATCTGAGGCATACCAGTTGTTGAAGACTGATATAGCCCTTGGAAAATGACAGTATCCCCTGTGGAATAGCCGTGATTAGACGCTGTTGTGACAACAGCCGGACTTGCTTTTGTAATCCCAGATATCTGAATTTGCGCACCATACTGCAAGGCAAGCCCTGCACTAAATGTGCTAAATCCAGCTGAGGTCACTATATCCGTAGACAAGACAGGAGTTGCATTGAACACTTGTTGCACTGCATATCCTTGCCCCATCGAGACATCCCAATAAGCAAAAGGCACACCATTCTGCGCAGGAGTGCCAGCGGCTGTATAGTTTGTCAATCTAGCGTTTGTAGGCTGGAATGGCAAATACAGCGACTTAGCAGCGCCTGTTGAAGTAAAACTTCCCTTAGCAAATCTTGAATACTCAGCCATTATACACCTCCATTATTACCAGCTCTTGTGCAGAGCAGGTTTCGGATAGCTGTATCTTGAGTAATCAATTGGCTCTGGGGGAACCGTACCGCAAGCGTAGCATTTTGCATCAGCATGCCTGAATACTCAGGGCCTCTATACAGAAGCTGCATAGAATCCCCATCTTGACTGATATGCGTTACAGCCTGTTTACCGCAAACAGTGTTGTAATACACATCTCGGCTAGCTGCTGATGCACTTCTAGCCACTGGCGCTTCAGAGCTTGTCAAGATACGTGTGTTAAACACATTTCCGTACTCAGAATATAGAGCACTAATAGTGCTACTATAATTCATGACTGACAAGAATCCTGCGCCTGTTAGTCCATCAAAATCAGGCTGTAGCTCTGTAGAGCTAAGCATGAAATAGGATGGGCGTATTGGGCCTGTACCGAACTTCAACGAGCCTTCTTCACCTGCGATAAATTTCATCGCATTATTAGTGTCAAGGGTCGATGCCACCAACGAGAAGTCAGAGACTCCTAGGTTGCTTGGATTGTCGCCATTGTTCCCACCGCCTGCATAGATATCCGAACTAGCGGATACTACGTAGTCGCGGAGGATAAGCATTCTGTTACCCCACCTTTCGGCGTGGATAGGTCATTTCTGCCTACCTCTCGGATTTCATCTATAGTCCGAGTTCAGAGCACCGCATCTCCTTTTACAGAGTCCAACCGCTTGCTGCGTTCAGGCTGCACACTTTCGCTGCTTGCCCCTTGTTGCCCCATCGGGTTTCCAAGTTAAAAATTAAATACGCCCATGACTATAATAATTGTCTTCAATTTTATACATCATAGAACTGCACATATATGGCTTCACAAGATAAATGAAGTTTTTTTTAGATTCTTTTTTACTTATGCAAACAGTAGGTCCCTTTCTATCATATATTCTAGCTTCTACACCATAAACCAAAAGCTTTTCTAATAACAAAGAAAGACTTTCTTTGTCAAAGTCATTGGTAGAGATACAAAATTGATGAATATACGGATGTACTTCATAATAGATAATACCTGATTTAAGCTTCATTTTGTCTTTTTTTATAACGGCTTTATGACCGTCATCTTGAAACAAAAATGCAATGGTTCTTTCATCAAATAATTCTATTAATTCTGGGCAAAGTGTTTTTTTTCCATTTTTATAAAGCACTTCTCTTACTCTTTTTATTTCTGAGCTTCTTCCTGTCATTGCATAACAAACATGAAATCCCTTATCTATCCTTTCCCTAAAAATACATTCAATTCCATTTTCCCTTAAGTAATTCATCTTAAAATGAACATACTCTTTTTGTTTTATAGAATGATGCATTCTTAATAAACAATTTGCATTCTCGGTTTTTGGTTTTGATATATACCCGTCACCCAAACTTAAATCTAGGATAGCTTTATTTAACATTCATATATCTTACCTTATATGGGCTTTTAATTCCATCAGGTTAGATTTATCGAGGACATTATCTCTATCCTCGGCTTGGCGCATCGACATGGCAAGTCTTTCACTCACCCATGCTAACACCATTTGCGCCAAACTAAGAGGGCGTGTTATGCTGATATTTTTGACGTAAGTCCTTTACCCTCTTGATCTTGTAAAAGTACCTGCCAGTTAATTATACATCCTGTACCAAACCAAGCCATTTCAGCGTCAAGTATATCACGCTGAGGAACTTGCGCCGGAGGATCTATGCCACTGTTACCTAATTGCACAGTCGGGGGCTGCAACGCTCTTGGACGCATAAAGCGACAAGTCGTACCACCACCCACTGGCATATTTACCGTATCAGCAATGAGGCGATAATTCATCGTTGGTGTCGGCGTATATAGATACGCAGGCGCCAGCGATTGTAGAATCATCGGTCCTAGATTGCTTGTTGTTGTAATGCCTGACATGATTAACCTGTGTTAACCATTAATCCCTTGAATCTAGAGTCTGCCGTAACGCCGGCTGCGATAGACACCAAACTCAAGTATGTTCTACCCTCTGCGAAAGGGCGAATACGTCAGTAGTGACGAGCTACAATACGTCATGGCTTGACGAGAGCCGATACGTCAGTCCTTAACGTGGACAATCCGCTAGATCTTTACGTTCTTCTACCTTTTATCAAAGACTGCATCTTTTCCCAAGCAGCTTTTTGCCCAGCTGGAGAGAAGTCCCCTTTTTGTCCTTGATAAGCCGGAGTGCTAAAGGAGGAAGGCTGAAAAGGAGTTTGTCTATTTCTATCGATCGTCTCTTGGATGGATGAGCCTTTAGGTTCTTCTTTCCTGCCTATACCCATCTCTTTCATTGTTTGATATAGGAGCTTTTGACGACCGAATCCCTCAGGTACGTTTTCCAAAATGTTTTCCGCGATGCCAGGATATTTCTCAGCGAATTTTTGGATGTTTTCTGCCGACATGACATTGTTAAAATCGGAATTGGACTTGAAGAAAGTGCTCTGTCTCTCTTGTTCTATCATAGCACGGGCACGAGCTTCCGCTTTCTGATCGATCTTCTTTTCTAGATTCGCCTCGAATTTAGATAGAGTCTTAGAGAGCACTCTTTTATCAATGTATGACTGATCATCGTCGTCCTCTTCTTCCTCGGGAGCTTTGGACTTCTCATAGGCAGCAGCTCTTTGTTCAGCTTGCAATCTCGCATTTCTCTCAGCTTCCAAGTCGCGTTCGTATTTTGCTTGCATAGCTCTGAAGTTAAGCTCTTTTTCGCTGATTTGTGGTTGATTTTCTGCATTTTGAGCTGGTACTGTCATGAGATCCCTGGGGTTGAAAACTATATTTAAACTAAATAATTTAATAACGGTCAAGCATGAAAGATATAAAAGGCATAGCCTTAAAAAAACTCAACAAACTAGAAACTCACGATCGCAAGATATGCTTCCAGAAACACCAAACTGATGTTGGAGCATTTCTACAAGATATCATAGATAACAAACCTTTCGGAAATAGACCCTGCTATTTACATATCATACACAAAAGATCAGTGGGAGAAGATGAGAGGGTTGCTTTAGTACGCCAGGGAGAATACGACAATATAGAGGATACCCCTGTAGCTTGTATGTGGATGCAAGCACGACTCTCTAAACCAGAAGCTACTCCCAATACCACGTTGATTAAAATCACCCCTGGAGCCGAAGAGGTGAGAATCATCTGGTCGTTGCCCGAAGAACATCTCTGGAATCTGTTTCAAACCAGCATGTTTAGAGACGATCTCACCAGCAGAAGCATCAACATGTACAAAATGAACAAAAGAGGGTTAGAAGCTCTGGAAGAAGATGACCCCAAGACTAAAGATGAGTTCACCGGATTGATGAATCAATTTGCCAAGACGCCAGCACAACGAAAAAAACTAGTGAGGCGCATACCTATCTATGCACCTCGTGAGACTGCTATTCCGGACTAAGCTAAGGATTTAGGAGGTATCTTCATCGATCCCTTAGGAACAGGACTAGACGAGGAACCTTCAGTTGTTCCCATTTTTGCTTTAATCCCAGTCCCGTATGAATCGCCCATTCCATATCCCGTACCCGCAGCCATTTTAATTTGATCGCCTGTTGGCGCTGCAAACTCATAAGGCATTTTCTTTTGCTTATCGGAAATACGATCTTTAAATGGGGTTTTCATTATTTGTACCTGAATCCATCTTTTTGGGAATGTTTCTTGGTAGTACGAGCTGCACCATCTTGGTCAGATCTTACTTTTTCGTACGTATCAGGATATTCCGTCCCGACACGACCAGCGCCATCAGCCGCCGGATAAACCTTTTCGTGCGCTCCCTTAGGAAACGGGCTACTTTGGTTCCCGCTGCCAAACATAAAAGAGTGATCATCTAATCTCTTACCTGACATAAATACCTCGAGGTTATGTCTACAAGTTTTATTATAAGTTTAAAAAAATCTCTTGCAAGCTATTTCACATTGCCTGGGATTGCGCAGGCAACCCTGCTAGCATTTGAGCTACAAAATCATTAGCCATAGATTCCCTTTGCGCATCAATTTTAGCTCTCTCCTCTTCCATGTCTTGTTGCACACCTAGAGACTGAATCTTATTCATCGCAAGATGCGCCTCTATCTGACCATACTTTTCGATGGTTTCAACTAGCTTAGCCATCGCATCGGCTTTGTGTTTAAGAGATAGAGAGTTATTCTGTGCAATTTCCGAAATACGCTCTTCGTAGAGGCCAAGATCTGATTGCGCCCTTCCATGCCTTTCTCTTGCAGAAGCCACGTTAGCTACAGCTTTACTATAGAGCTCTTTGAGTTTAGCCTCTTCGAAAGCATGAGAAATCGTTTGCGCTTCTTGAGCTACCGCTTGTTGCTGCTCTTCTTGTTGTTTTAGGAATTGTAGTGCTTCACCCTTGCCTGATAGGTTCATGTCTTTAATGATCATGCTTGGAGGAAATACCTCTCTGCCAAAGATCTGATTAATCTCAAGCAGCTGACTTGCCTGCATGTTCTTTTGGGTAGCTGTGTTCAATCCCTCTTCGACGATCACTTGATACTTAGCAAAGATGCGAGAATAAAAGTGTTCGCTTGGCTCTTCGCCTAGAATGAGGCCCACTTTAGCTGCATTCCAATTGTTTAAGATGATCTTAAGCTCTAAGGATCCTATCAGCTTAAGAGCATAGTCCCACTGATCGAAGTACTTTTGCAAGACCATGAGATTGGCGGCTTGCTTGATCAGAGTAGTAAGAGTAGATGCTTTTGGATCTTCTTGAGCCGACCAGTTTTCTAGATTCACTCCTGAAGTAGAAAAGATGAGAGAGGACATACGATCAGCTAGAGCAAAGTCAGATTCCGGAACGGTAGTAGGCTCTATACGCTGAATATCTTGGCCTATGATCTTGCCATCATTAAGGACAATATCGTAGCCATTCAGTCCTTTCTTAAGATTATCCTCGTTAGCCACCGCGTCAATGGTCCTGATCCAGCCAGAATTGATCGTGGTCTCTTTCTGCTCGTGAGAGATAATGATCTGGCGATTCATTAGGAATTGAGGCGATCGCATCGTACGAGCTAAAGAGCGCACGTAGAGATTAGGATCACCAATGTGTGGATCGTACTCCCAGAAAATCGGCACCATTGGGCATTCATCGAAGCCCAGGGGATTGACCCCTTGCCACATCAATTGATCGTTGAGAATGACAGCCAATTTCCAGGTAGGAGTATCTACTTCAACCACCTCGAAATCGGGGATATTGTATAGGATGGCATCTAGTTGCTCCTCTCCACCGCCAAAGTCGAAGAATTGATTGCGAGAAGGGCTATATAGACGCTTCTTTTTGCGTTTCCAACGATACCAAACATACGAAACAATCATTAGATCTGTACGCGTGAGATTGTAATTTTCAGGCAAGAAATAGAAGTTACCATAGCGTTGAGGAGCTCCATTAAATGGGACAGCAGTGATTTGTTTTCCAGTGAATCTCTCTTGCGCTTCTTTGCGTGAGATATATTCCTGCGTCCATATGAGGTTCGCGTCGCTAAAATCAGCGTTGCGAGCATAACCATCCGTTACAAAACTATTGTACTCCCAAATCTTTAGGCGCATGTTGCCTTGCGCAGGATCATCGCCGGTAAAATCTAGATAAGGTTGTGCTAAGCAAAGACCCGAGATAGCAGCAAGCTCGCACCCTTTAGAGTACTGCTCGTTGATTCCTTCCGCGTTGTTAACATGGGTGACTATGCGCGTGTATTGATCAGTAGTGTTGGGGTCAGCTCCTTCAGACGGGATGTAGAAAATAGACTTGCGATGTTCTCTCTGATAGCCCGTTACCATGTTTATGGGCTGTTGCATCAAGTTGAAGTGATAGTCAAAGGAGTTAAAGCCAGGAGCGAAGTTGAATGTCTGGTTGATTGTCTTTTGGCAACCGGCTTTAAAAAGCGTATCAATGTGCGACTGATTCCACCGAGGTTGTTCTCGCGTGGAGAGTTTCATAAACGTGCCCGTCAACCATTGACTGACGTTTGTGTTAGAGGGTTCTGTTTCTTGAAGCTGCCAAGGAGGGGTGAAAATAGACACGGAGAAACTCCACAGTTGATAATTTCATACTATTTAAATATTTGTTATCAATCCACAACAGCTTTTTTCTTTCCTTTCTTAGGGACGATTCCCATCTCCTCCAAATGCTTCTTGATCTCCTCTTTAATATAATCTGGCATCGCCCTTGGTTGCATCTTGTCTACCTCTAGTTTAGCTAACAAAGACGTAATGCTAGATTTCAGTGAAAACTCCAGCGCCCTATTGTCTTGGCGATGCTTTTGGATTTGATCGAGCAATACCTTTAGCAGATTAATCACATAATCGTGGTCTATCGTGTCAGATAATGGGAGTAGATCAGAGGTTTCGCCCACTTTACGGCGAACAGAAGCCATCACATCTTGCTCACGCGCTTGGATCCTTTCTTTCGTGCTCTCAGCTAGAGATTTCATCCCTATTGTTTCGTATTCCATTTTGTAATTCCTCTTTGTGTCGTCTGCACATATCCCAAAGCATGTACTCTCTCCATTTTAGGAAATCTACATTTTCTTCAACTGTGTGTTCTGAACATTTGTTAAATGTCTTCCAGCAATATGCAGAAAATACCTCCCAGTGATTTTTTAATTCATAAGCCCAGGTTCCTGGCACTTTTTCGAAATCCTCACCTAATATTTCTTCGTCATCCATTAAAACGGACTCCTTTTTGGCATGAATGGAGAGTTGTTATTCTGTGATCCTAGAGTTTTACCAAAGTCATTGGAGGAATTGGGAGGCGAGATAGTCTTTTTATTTCCCACGAAAGTTTTAATCACGTACCTAAGACAATCCAAGAGGTGATCGTTTTTCTTAATCGGAGCATCCTCTCCCTTCTCAGACTTTTTACTATCCCAGCAATATCCCTCTATCTCTCTGATTAAGTTAGTACAGGACTGACACACTGACAGGGATCCATCTTTCATCAAATTAGTCATTAGTTGGATGCCGTTGAATACGTCATTATCAGCATCGGAAAAGTGGAAATTGCTAGATCTCATCTCAGCTTTAAATGATGCGGCACTAGGATCGATGTAGAAATGTTTGATGGGATATGCCTCAAAAAACACTTCCAAATCTCTTTTAAATTCAGAGTTAGTTTTTTGCCTATTCGTGGCTTTAGGATCCCAATAATACTCTTTTTCCACCCACATCACAGCGCCAGTTTGCGTAGATTTTCCTGAATTATATCCCACGATAAGAGCCGCGAAAGGGTTGGATGCTCCATAATCGACAGCTGCCAGGTAGAATTCAGCTGCTCGAGGAGGGCGAGCAACTGTGTGATATTTTCGCTCGAAGAAGTCAAAGATAGCTCCTTCGGCTAAACACCATTCTCCCAAATAGTATCTTCTATAAAACAGGCCGGATAACGAATTCTGGAGAAGTTTTATGTAGTTAGTCTCTAAATAAGGATTATCCTCTATCTTAAAATGTAATTGATAATACAATTCAGGCTCTTTCTCAGACGAATCAATCATCTCTTTGCATTTATGGGACGGCTCTACAGGGTTCATCGTGCCGAAGAGTTGAGAGCCAGGGGGTCTAATCCTTGTAGTGATCATATCTAGCACGACGGGAGGATATAGAGTCATCTCGTCGCATAAAGCTAGATCTATTGAGGCTCCTTGTATGATACCCAATGCTCCCTGATCTCCAGCCCCTATACATTGGATCTCTCTGCCCTTATATATGAGACGATTACTATTGCCAGTGCGCCATGTACAAAAGTAGCGAAAAAATCCTAGTTGCTGATTATTTCTGTCAAACAGTTGAGAAATGACGTTGCGATAGATGGTCCCTTGAGAGTATCCGATAATCCAAATAGAGTTACCCTCGCACACCTCGACCGCTTGCATAAACCTAAATAGAGACGCAACCGTCTTGCCCGACGAAACTGCGCCATGAGCTAAGTTGAATTTAGAATTGGAATGATCGATGAATTCGTTTTGTCGATGGGAAAAAAGAGGGGTCATTTACGAAATGTTTTTTCTTTCCAATAATTTAGATAAAACAGAAAAGACTTCTTCGCTCACCATTTCTTTAATCTCTTCTTTCTGGCCAAGCCACTGTTTACCAAGCCAGATGCCCATCGTCGCATTACTTTCAGATAGTTTAAATTGATTCTGTCTTAATTTAAGTTTAGCATCTCCACAAACCTTTTCTTTTAATTCCGCAAATCCGAGGTTAGTAACTTCTTTTAATCTTCTATCTAAAGTATCAACAGAAACATGAAAAGATCCGGCTATTTCTTCGGCCGTGCCGCCAAGGTCCATCCAATACATAACTTGCTCTAATATAATAGGACGAGGAGGCAATTTTCCCTCCAAATCTCCAATAGACTCTGTTATAATTGGTATTTTAGGACGACCGCCACCTCGACTACCGTTTTTAGGTTTTTTATCCATGGAAAATAAACTCTATGTTTTAGTTAGAATAATTGAATCAATCTCTCAATTACCAGATTATGAGCAACACGCTCCTGTAACCCAGTACGATCTCAAGATTGTACTTGAGGCTCTGTATCAGATACTGCGCTCTGATCTTCCTCATGATCCACTATAGAGATAAATTTAATACTTGCAATAGGCAGCAAGATAAAACGAGTATTGAGTTGGTTTATCTCTAAACTTAATGTCCTGCCGTATTCGGGATGTTGGATGGCATTTTTGATGTTATTCAATGACAACTCTTTTTTTTCTGCATCCACAAAGTATGGGATATAACTTGTTGCATCGACGTAAAATCTAATTTCCGATTTCATTTCTACCACTCTGTTTTTGTTTTAACCGTAACAGATTCAACATTTCCTTTGAAAGCCCCTATTACCATATCTACCATATCTTTGACTTTGGGGTCGTCATGAGAGATTGCGATCACGTCGTAGCACAAAAAATGTTGGGTGAGAGTCCTATCATCACCCGACACTTTTACGATGATCTCTGTAACTCCATTTTTACTCATCAGGCCTCTCCCTATATTTTGGATAACATCGCCAATGCTCGATATACTCATCATCGGCAAATTCGTACTTTAGCAGATGGATAATTTCAGCTTTACTATCTTCGTAGAGAGTCTCAAAAAAAGAACATCTAGAATCCTCAGAAAACTCGATAAAAATGTCTAAAGCATCCTCTATCTCCCAATCCTGCTTTTCTACGAGACTCCAAAACTCTTTGCAATGGTAATCGTAGATGTATTGGCAAAACGATCGCGCTATTTCCTTGCGTGCTAAGTACGATAAGGCTATCTTTGACTTGTTCATATGTATTTTTCCCTCGTTAGTTTTACCCCTAGCACCCACTAGGGGTTTTTTGTTAATCTTCTGATTCTTCTTGCTTAATGCAAAAAGCTAAGAATTCTTCGATAAATTGTCTCGCTGCTTTGTAACTCGACATGTGCTCATATACCAATTGCACGCCCACGCTTATTAACACTCCGGAGACTTCCGCTGGGCTCCAGGTTGGTTTCATCGAATCAATCCATTGATCAAGTTTTTGATAACCCTCTGAAGTAGATTCCAACTTTTTCTGATCTTTTTCCATTTGTCCTCGTTATTCGGATATACCAAATAATTACACATGTGTGTATTTTATGCAAACACTTAATGCAAAAAAAAGAGAAATGACAGGGGTTTACCCTGGACTATTTCTTACGAAATCCCTTAAGGGTTTCGGCCAATCTAGCCTCTTTGCCAAGCTTTCCTTTAGCATGAGATGCTTTCTCTAGCTTCTTCGCTGGGATCTTCTCCCCCTCAGGCACCCCAAGCTTATTGTGGAGCTTGCCTTTGCTTGAAGGGACAAGAGCTTCCTGAATCCACTTCTTGCCCATTACTTGCATCCCTTCATTTTCTTAGACATCGCCACGTCTTGTTTCTCTATCTTTTTAAGGTCTTTAAATTCTTTTTTTTCTTCGGCAATGTGTTTAGACATCATCTTTTTGACGGGTGCTTTTTTAGCCATGATAGATCCTATTCGGTTTTTGGATAGCATGAGGCATTTATGGGGTTAGAAATATTTTTTACACAACTACTTTCTTCGATTGGCTAGATAGACGGCCAGAGGCAGGATTAAAGATCCTAAAAGCATGGAGATTCCCGACAGGAACTGGCCCAAGTTTCTAGATTCTTCGCTAAGAGCAAATTCCCAAAGTTGCATTTCAAAAATCCCCCTTTTTAACTTCGCTGATCTTAATCCCGTACAAATCCTCAACCATCTTTTTTTTCAACTTGTACACATCGGTTGGGCGCCCTTTAACATCCACAATGTCGATCAAAAAAGAGCCATCTACGGTCTTCATGAATACCATGTAATCGGCAACATAGCGGACATTTCCGGGCAAGTGGAAAGGGACTTGGCGAAGAAACATGTGGATCTTACCCTCTTGCTTCATACGCACGAGGAGGTCGTAGTAGGATCGTTCGAGCTTGCTGGCGAATTTAGCTTCCCCTCGTTCGCAACGGACGTTCTTAAACTTGGACTTTTTCTTTTTCTCCATGAACTCATCAAAGGTAATCATTTTTGCTTCCTAGTGGCAGAAAATCCTCGCTTTTTGGCGGTTTCTATTTTTTGTTAATTTCCATGCATATCGTTAACACGACAACTAAAACTATGATGACCGCGAGGACTGCGAATATGGGTGTATCACTCATAGGTTACATCCAATGCAATTCTCTCATAACCCCTTTTATCTGCCACAGGCTCGAATTCTTTAGAGCATTGCTGGCACAGTACCAGTATGTCAAATAAACCCGAAGGAAGTAGCCTTTGAAAGAGAAATGCGGGGTGTCCTGCACACGCATCACAGCCATCAAAGTGAGTCTTAGGTTGATCTGGCATCTTTGTACTCCCTAAGTGCTTTCATAAACTCCTTAATCGTTTCATCTAGCCTTCTGGTTGGATCTTTGGGCTCGATGACTCGGTTGTACTCTGACCACCACGCCCAATAGGCTGCTAAGAGGTTTTCGTAAGAGTGATTCAATTTAATCGCCTATCTTTCCCTGAAATTTCTAAAATAGTGTTTTCCTTGTCGAACAATCTACTAAAAACACGAGGTTCAAAATTTTCTTTGAAGTCATTCCTTGAAAGATTGCTGGTGAACATAGTGGGTTTCATTGATTCATATCTAAAATCTATGAGGGCAAAAAGCACTTCTTTTCTCCAATCCGTGAGTCCGCAGCTTCCTAAATCATCTATTATTATTAAATCATCATCGCAAAGATATTTAAGATTTTCTATGTAATCTCCCCTATCGTCCATTCCCGATCTTAAGCGAGCTAGCAAATCCGCTTCCTTCCAGTAACGTTTATGATTAATTCCTTTAGTATAATCCTTCAAAACAGCTCTGGACAAATGGGTTTTTCCAATTCCAGGATTACCCAGATAGACTAAAAAATTTTTGTTTCCTGTCATCCAATCTAACACTTGCTCGCAACTTTCTTCGGGAAGCCATAAATCCGCTAGAGTCGCTTCAGCAAATCTATTGAAGGAGGAATGGGAGCTGTAGGACATTCTTTTATTCCTTTGTGTTGTGGTTTTTTTGATTTTTTTTCTGATTCTTTTAACTGTTCATGTTTTTGAGTGGTTTTTCTGGTTTTTGTAATAATTCCTTCGAAATATTTAAACCAATTATTTAAAGGCTCCTGACTTTCCAGAAAACATTTCCAGGACTCTTTGACTTCTTGAGGAGTCCAATCTTTATTTTGTTGTATAGAAAATCTATATACATCATCCAATTTGACCTCAAAAGCTTCCCCTCTTAAATTTTTCTTTTGAACGGAAGGAGGGAATTCCTCCAAAACAGCACAAACAGTTTCTTTCCGTACTTGGTTAACATCAGTACTTGTTAGTGGGGGATTACCCACGTCTGGATTACCCACGTCTGGGTTTTCTGGTTGTGGTAATGAATTTTTTACTATAGGAGTCTCATAGAACACATACTCAAAACCAAGGATTTTTCCCTTTTCGTCCCTGATTTGCTGCTTATGGCAATATCCAGCATCTTGGAGCTCTTTTATAGCTGAATAGATAGCCGTCTCTTTATCTTGGGATATAGTAGCTAGGTGGCTAATATGAAAAGTCCATCCATCAGGACGTGACATGGCATACGTCCAAACTCCTTTGGCTTTAAAGGATAATCGGACGTCTGAAAGTATAGTATTATTGATAACAGAATAATTTTTGCTGTGTTGGCAACGAATGATTGTCATAAAGAATTCCTCTTGGTTGGAGGAAAACCTCTAGCCGCTGGCCCCTGGTAAGAATTTACTTAGTGTTGCGATTAATTCAACATCTAGTAGAATCGTAGACGATCTGTCATAGTAAATAGATCGTTTTCCGATCCAGGGGCCTCTAGTTCTAGCTAGAGGTTTTCCTTTTTTAGGCCTACTGTAGACCCTTATCGAACTTAATTTCAACCAGAAACGGAATGTCCAGTTTTGTCCCATTTCTTGGCTAGTTTTTCAATTACCCATCATTCTCGAAAATAGCCCACCCAGCACAAGCAAAAAAAGAAACAGCGGCAAATCTCTTCTGTTTAGAGATTTGTTTTCCCTGAAAAAAATCAGCAATACGAGTCCAAAAAGTTGACTACAAAAGTAAATTAAAAATTCAGTATCATCACTCACAAATTCCTACCTATCTTTATGTGGCGCAATAATTAAAATCGCGCCACTTTTTGATGAATTGCGCCACTTACTTACCCTCAAACAACGGTGGAATATACATCCAATGAGTTACATTTTCTATGTTTGAAGTTTCAAACTTTTCCGTCCAAAATCCTGATTTCTGAACCCTATTTTCCCCTACATAGTATCCAATATTGATTGTTCTGTCATTTTTACTGCCAATCAGCACTGTTTCATAATCCTGGGGCAATGCATCTTCAATCCTAATCCACTCACCCATCTAAATACTCAATCGTGAAAAATGATTTAAATTCCACTTGATGAATTGCGCCACTTGCTTACCCTGCTTTAATTTCTCTACCTCTTCTAAATCCATCTGCATTCCCAATCGTTCGAAATGTTTTAAATTCCACAAGAAAAAAGATCCACCCAATGAGGACATGTTTTAGGGATTTCCATTTTCCACCCCTGTCACGGCCACCCAATGTGACCCTCTTGTCCAAGGAAACCCGGTAGGAGCACCTATAACACATTTTTTTTGTGTGCTATATTTTCCTGAAAATTTAATTATAATATCTCCATCGGTACGATAGACGATAAGTTGACCATCCTCCGGTTCTCGCTCCTTGAATGCAATCCATTCCTCTGGATTTATCCCTGACGGCGTAAAACCCAGTTCTTCAGAACTGGGATACAAGCCGCCTTTTCTTAAAACGCTAATTTCTGTACACTCTTTCCAAAATAGCATCGCTAGACGATGCACGCTATCTTAACGTGTGCTCATGGTTACTTAGCAAAACCCTC